TTTGTCAGATCTGCGAACTTATCAATCGCAATTTTGACAATATCTCCCGGATTCTTAAGGTAATCCCATACACTACCGCTAAATTCTTTTACCGTATCCCAAATACCACTAAAGAAATCTCCTATTCCACTTGCAAAATGCGGAAGTCCATCTAGAAAACTCTTTGTCTGATTTGCTGGCATGATTTTTGTGCCTTTTTTCATCGGAAGCACCACGTCACGCCCTTCCGGGATGAATGGCTTTCCGTCTGGCGGTATAATCATTTCTTTATAAGTAGACCCCTTCTGGTCGTTTACAACTCCAATAGTATCTCTGGGGAGTCCTCCTGTTCCTTTTGCAAACTTCGGAACATTCCATTCATCGAATGATTTATCCGATCCTACTGCATTCAAAATCCAGTTTATTCCCTTAATCACTCCATTAATCGCGCCTCCGAGCGTTCCGCAGATCGTATTTGCAATCCCTTTTATAATGCCACCCAGTGTATCTTTCAAAAACGTAAATCCATTCTCAATGCTTTTGAAAAATCCATCAAATATATCTTTAATTCCACTTGTCATAGTCTCCATATCGCCTGTGAAGAAACCAGAAAATGCCTTGATAATTCCTTTCAAAATCTCGAAATTGGATTCGAAGAATCCTTTTATGAACTCCCAAAAAATTTGTATTGTATTCATCAAATTTCCCAAGGTGCTATCTACAAATCCCGCTATTCCTTCTAGTGCTCCAAAAATAATAGGAGAAAGTATAGTAAAAAGATTCTGAACTGCTTCCCAAATTTGTTCTCCGTATTCGTTCCAAAATCCAGTAATTGCTGATAGCGCGTCTTCAAATGCACCTTTGACTTCCTCTAAAGCAGGACCTATATATGTGTTATATACATTCTCCGCAAACTTTTTTATGTCATCTATCAGCCCATTTACAAATTCTCTAAATGGTTCTATTTTTGCATACGCAATAGCAAACGCTCCCGCAACCGCTGCGACCGCCCCTATTATCGCCAGTGCTGGTGCCCCTATCGCTCCTGCTATTGACCCCAAAATACTAATCAAGCTTCCGATGCTTCCGATTATTTTGCCTACAATTAATAATACGGGAGCCAACGCCGCTACAACAATGGTTCCTACAGCAATGATCTTTTTTGATTCATCATTTAATTCAGAAAACCACTTAGAAAACTCTTTTACTTTATCTACCACTACTTCTATAACAGGAGCAAGCACTTCTAATAAAGCATCTCCAAGCGCAATCATTACATTTTTCAACTCATTAAATGTTTTTCTAAATGCATCTGATTTCGTTTCTAACTTTCCAAGCGCTTCTTCTGTTGCGCCTGTTGAATTTCTCATTTCATCTAGCGTTGAATTAAAACCCTGGGCTCCATCTCCAAGAAGTACAAGCCCAGCCTTCGCCGCCTCTGCACTCCCCCACATATCACCAAATGCCAGTCCCTGCTCTTTTGCTCCATTTGATACGATTTCTAAAGCATCTGCAAGACTCATTCCGGATTGCATCAATTCCGCAAACGATTGCCCTGTTTTCTTCTTCAGTAAATCAGAAACTTTTGTTCCAGACTTCCCAAGCTCATTCAACATGGAGTTCATATATGTAGTAGATTCAGCCGCTGCCACACCATTAGACGTCAGTTTAACATATCCTGTCGTTATCTGATCTAGTGCTACGTTGTTTGCCTTTGCAGTCGGGATAATTTTCCCCATCGTTGATGCAAGTTCTCCAACTGTCGTTTTACCTTTGTTTTGCGTCTGGATAAGCATATCGGAAACTTTTCCAACTTCACTTGCCTCTAGCCCATAGGCATTCATGATTGTGGTCAATACATCTAAAGCACTTCCGGCATCTGCGAATCCTGCTTTTGCAAGTTTCGTAGACTTTTCTACAAATGCAAGTGCATCTACTGTCTTCTGTCCTGCCGAAATTGCGTTATATACGTTATCTGCAATTTCTGCTGCACTTATTCCTGTCTGATTTGACAAGTTTATAATTCCTTTTTCTAGCTCAGAGATTGGCACTTCTGTTTCATCTGCAATTGTGCTTACTTTCGCAATTGCTTCCTCAAAATCCATGCTCATTTTCGATGAGGCAAGCCCTGCTCCTGCAAATGCCCCACTCAATGGTGCAAGAGCTTTTCCGGCAGTACTTACCTTTCCACCAATTTTCTGAACAGATTCTCCTGCATTTTGTATTTTACCTGCCACTTTTCCAGATACATCATTTAATTTTTCCAATTGCGATGTATAAGATTTTAAATCTTGCTCTGTATTTGCGATTGTCCTCTGAAACTCTCGATATTCATCTACTCCAAGATTTCCTGATTTAAACCTTTTCTCAACTTCACTTTGTGCTTGCTTCAGCGCATCCAGTTTTTTATTTGTGTTCCCGATCTGTTCGTTTAGAAGCTCTTGTTTCTGCGCAAGCAACTGCGTATTCTTTGGATCGAACTTCAATAATCTATTTACAGATTTCAATTCTCCTCCAAGACTTTTGGATGTTTTATCTACATCTTTTAAAGCCTTATCGAGCGCCATTGTATCCGCACCGAATTTTATTGTGATTCCTTTTATTTTCTTATTCGCCACTTCATACCTCCGTTAAAAATTATCAAAATCTTCCTGTGTTGCTTTTCTCGCAGTCGGCTTTTCATCCTTTTTCTGATTATCAATATACTCCTGCACATAGTCCAAACAATCACCAATGGTCATTTCTTCCATATCTTCACTTGTCAGTCCAACTTGTCTGCAAACATAAAAAAAAGATTCATTCGTGAACGCTTCTCCACTGGACGAATCCTTATCATTTATTTTTTTTTACTCGCTGGCATTGTATCTGTAAGCAAATCTTTTACCTCTCCCATGATTTCATTGAATGGGAACACTTCAAATCCGTCCAGCCATTCCAATGGGTCTGGAATTGTTCGGTCTGCCGTCTTTGCCATTGTCCAGATAATATCGTAAAATACTTCCATATCCATATGGTCGAGTGATGTAAATGAAATATCATTGATCCCGATATTTTTTCTTGTGCCTCTTCCGAAAACTTTTGCTATTTTCATCAAGTCTGCAAAATAATCTCTGCCGAACTGTGCTTTATATCTTTTCGGTAAAGCTGCCGTTGATTTCAATTTCACTGCTTTTCTATCGATGTAAATTGTTTTCTCCATCTTCTTCCTCCATTAAGGGCGGCAAATAAACCGCCCGATTTATTCCGCTTTTCCTACTTTTGCCTTTCCAACTTTCCCGCTGCCAATTAAGGCTACATCGTCAGCGGGAATTATTCCCCCGCATCTTCATATACCTTTGTATACCAATTCTTGTATTCTGTCTCGTCTGTTTCTGCCGTTGTAGATGCTTTTACAAGATTATCTCCCGGTCTCGGTGTTGCTGCGAGTGCAAGCTCTACTGTGTTTGGTTCTCCACTATCTTTTGTCGTACTTGATACAGACGGACGGTTTACCGTGCAGAAATAAAACAGATGCTTTGTTGCTTTCGCATCCCCCTGGAACTCAAACATAAGTGCAATGTTCGCAGGCTGTGCATCCGAGTTTTCCTGTAGCACACCTTTTGTTGTCTTTTTCTCTTTCAGAACCTCGATCCGGAATTCATCTGGCACTCTTGCTAAATTTAAGCTACCTTCATACCCCTGATTATTCGCACTCGTATAGTAATCAATATCATCTGCCTTGAAGCGAACCAGATCACCGCTTTTGTCAAATGTAATACTTACTGCTCCTGGCAATTTCTTCGGTGTTCCATATTCTACTTTTCCGAGATCTCCGATCGTAGCAACTGCGTAGTAACAGTTGCGCAAACCAAACTCTACTTTGTTTTCTTTCTGTACCGCCATGTTCCAACCTCCTATATTTCAATCTCATATGCTTTCAAATACATATTTTCAGAATCTAAAAAACTCTCGTATGATTCATACGGGAGTCCATTCTCGTTTAATAGTTCCTTTACTTTTTTCTCTAATTGCAAATCTTTCTGACCTGTGTACACTTCGATCGTGACGGCATATTCTTCATAGTACACAATGTCATCAGCATGAAATCCAATATCTTCGTCCGCATAGTATACAATATACGGTAGTTCTGGCACCTGACCGACTGCGAAACAGCGATACGCAATCGGAAGATTTAGAGACTTTAGCTGATCTTTCAATTCTGGCAATGTCATTTCACAGTCTCCTTTCCAGTTCTTCTATATAATATTCTACGCACTCTTTCTCCACCTTTTCTATATGTGGGTAAGCGCGAACTTCTCCTACTTTTCTTCCTCCGCGTCTTAATTGGTGTCCCTTTTCCAGCAAGTGAGCTATCCTGTATGTCGGTCCCTTATTATACACAGTAATATCATACTTATCTTTTGTGCGCGACCAGTTTTCAGCGTACTCACCGCCTCCTTCGCTTTTTGGACTTGCTTCTTTTAATAAATTAACAGCTTCCCACGACGCTTTCAACGCCACTTTTCTTGTAACTTTCTTTGCCTCTTCCGTATACTCTCTCATCTGCCGCATAATCTCTGCTGCAAGTTTATCAGCACTTATGCTCTCGCTCATTTTTCAACCCCTTCCGTACAAGTCAATTCCAACTCTTCCATGCTAATCTGATATGTTTTCACCACTTTCAGTTTCTTTCCACGGAATCGGATATATCTTTGTCCTTCATATTCATAAGGATGCACAATCAGAACTTCTGATATTTCCATATTGTTCTGTCCAGCAAGGTAGAATTCATTCCGAGATATTTGATCTCTGCAGCACCAAACTTCCTGTTCTGTTTCGTCCGGAATTTGCTGACCGATTTCATCTTCTACATATCTAACAGAAGATATCAACACCACTTTCTCATCCCATGTTCGATTCATTGTTCACCGCCTTAACCATCAGATTATGAATCCTAAATTGTATACTTCTCGGAATAATACCTCCGTCTGGATGATTATACGTCCAAGTAGCCCAATCAAGAACAAGTAGAATATCGCTGTATCGTTTCTCTTCTAGTTGAATTCCACGAACATTTTCGCACTCATCTAGTATGCCATCTATAATCGCATACAGGATTGCATCCTTACTTTCAGTAGAGATTCCTAATCTAGACTTTAATAATTGCAATATTGTTTCCTTCAACTCCATCACCCTTACGAATTAGCCATAATTCCTGCTGCCTTTAGTGCATCCAGCAAAGCTTTAAACTCCTCTTTTGTCACATTTGCTCCCGCTGCCTCCGGCACTAACGCCGTCTGCTTCACTAATCCAGCTTTTGCTTTTGTTGCATTCACTGGAATTCCAGCATTTGCAGTAGCAACTCCGTTTTCAATATTATTCATCGCTTCCTTTGTAATGACTTCTCCATCATTCCACGTCTTTTTTGAATATGCCATATTTTTACTCCTCTACTTTGATTTACCTACTTTTGCCTTTCCAACTTTCCCGCTGCCAATTAAGGCTACATCGTCAGCGGGTGTTACCCCACCGGCGAGTATGTGATATAGAATCCCGCATCCCCATCTGCTTTCTTAACATCATACCGTACAATACCTGCAAGTAATTTTCCGTAAATTTGATTATCTACCCATTCAACACTTGTCTGTTTGCGATCAAAAAAAGCACAGAATGATTTCGGATCTCCAACAAATCCCTTCAGTTCTCCTTTACCTGCAATCATTTCATCATCCAAAATAATCACCTCTCTACCAAGCAACATCTTTCCGCTTGAAGAAGTAATGGAATCTTGCAGCAGATATCTTCCATTCGTATCCTTTAACTTGTCTAACTCTGCGTACAGAGAAGCTGAAACAATGAATTTTACAGGATATACTTTTTTGATTTCTTTATTCACTAAATCTTTCAGTCCATCCAGACCTGTAACACTTTTGGACGTTGCGCTCTTTAATACCGTTGCGATGTCAGCATTTCTTGTGTTTCTAGACTGGTCGTTGATCTCATCTCTAATAAGTCCTGTAACATCATAATCAGCATCATCAATCGCTTCCTGAGAAATCGGAATATACCCTCTTCTCGTTGCGATACTGTAGTCAATATTCGAAATTTTAGGTCTTGAGAGTTCCGGATTCTGCTCCAACTCTTCAACTGTACTCATTTTTGTTCCTGCTTTCGCAATCACAGGATATTTCCCAGAGGAACTGTTGACGCTCACATTTTTTACATAATTTTTAAGATCTACAACATCCTCCGGTTTCTCTTGCGGAGCAAGAATTTCAACCGGAATCAGGATCCCCGCTTCCGCTTCTTTAAAACCTTCTGCTCTTACTTGCCCCTTTGATTTCACAAATGCATTGATTGCACTTCTTGTCTCTTCGATTTCTTCTTCATTTCTTCTGCCCATCTCTTTTTTCTTCCCCCTTCTTTCTGGTGTTTTTTCATATTCCTTCATTTTCCCACGCAGCTCCTCAAGTTCTGCTTCAAGGTCACTTTTTCTTTCTTCGTGAGCTTCTTTTTCTTCTGTGAACTTTGTAATCTCGTCATCCACAACCGAGCGCTCTTCTTCCGTATTCGCTTCTTCGATGGATGTTTCCAGTTCTTTTTCTCTTGTTTCAAAATCTGCGTCTTTTCCACGCATTTCTTCCAATTCTTTTTCTTTGCCTGCAATCTGTTTCGCAAGCATCAACTGTCTTAAAGCCATTACTTTTCTCCTTTCAATCTCTTTGTAGCATTACTTCGCCACTGTTCCATCTGTTTCTGTTGGTACTGTTCCACTTGTGCGTGCCTCGCCTGCACGCCTGTATCCTCATAAGCTGGGAATGTACATACAGACACTTCATGCAGATCAACTTCTCGGATTGTCCATTTCACAGTTCCGTCATCACGCCAGTCTGTTTCCTCACGCACAATATTAAAACCGAACGAGCACTGATCCACGTCTCCTCGTTTCACTCTCTCATACAGGTTCATTGCGTCTGAATCATTTTCATTGATATCAATTTCTCCCCAAAGACCTCTTGTATCGGTTCTGAGGCGTAAAGTTCCTACTTTGGTCCTACCTAGAACGAGTGTATCATCGTGGTTTGTCAGTGCTCGTATATCATTGCTCATGGTGCTGTCAAATGCTTCTGGCGCAATTTCTTCGTAAGCCCCCGGCCACAATTCTGTTTCGGAATTAAACACAGCGAAATAGCCAGAAATTGTTTTCTTCCCGTCCTCTGCTTCCCGTGTTTCAAATTCTGCTTTCCACGATCTTGTTAAATTTTCTTTATTTCGCTCCACTATTCATCACCTCCCGTCCTTAATTTCTTCTGTTCTCCAATCATTCCCTGAGGAATAAAGTTTTCAAGGATAATCAAATCATTCAATTCATCTTTCGGAGAGTCTCCAATCAAATTCAGCACGTCATTTCCCGTATAAATTCCTCGAATATATAGGTTCATGCCAATTTCCGCAAGCTCCTTAGTATCATAAGCCATCAAGCTTTTGGAGTTGCATTTAAAATACCAATGCGGACTCTGGATCAATCCTTTCGTAAGCGTTTGCTGAAAAACATCCGCAATCGACTTTACCCTAGTCCGGACAAAGTTGTTATATTCGTCCTTATTAAAGCTCCCAACCCCCAAGAAAAAAGGCGGTACATCCAAAAGTGATGCAACCGTCCTCTTATCAATCTCAACCGATTCATTAATTGCGATATCTTTTAGAGATAGTGGCTTAACCTCAGACACCTCTAACAGCTCTGCAGGTATTATCCATGGTTCGCCCGGTTTCGATTCTTTCAAATATTTTTCTTTTATCTGTTTTCTTCCTGCTTCGCTGGCAAGCTCTGTTGTAGCTGCATCTACTTTCACGATGATGTTCGGCATATATTGACCACTCATAAAGGATTTCTTAGTTGCATTTGCCTGTTTCAAATTCGATGCAATATCCTTTAATGCAAGTCTGTAGCCTGTACCCTTCCAAGGATATTCTGGATTCGGATTGATTGCAAAGTGCAGTACTTCGCTTGGATCATATTCCTCACTGCCGTAGATTATCTTGTATCCTGTCGGAGTCTCTTCAAAGCTTGTCATAGACGGCTTTAATGGAATGAGCTCATCGATGTATCCATCCCTCATTACAGGAAGAACAACAGCATTTCCGTCACCCGGCAACAACATGGAATATACAATGTTATAAACCCATGCCTTTCTCGTCATCAAGGAATATGGATTGATGTCTATCTTTCGTGATAACTCATTCTTGATCCGAACATCACCATGAGGTCCATTCTCCATCAAGTGGATTGTCATACCGGAAACGAGATCAGCAATCTTCTGACACGCTGCCCGGATTTCCGGATTCTGCGCTAGCGTTGTGTATCCTGACGGCAATAAAAAATCAGAGAACGTAGCTCCCTGATAAACAAATATTTTATTCTGTGGTTCTGATCTGATACTCTTTTGCTTCTTTTTCTTAGCCATTTTAATCTCCTATTCTCTCTTAAGCCATTTATTTGCTACATTCCCTAGTGCCATGTCCGCTAGCATCTGACAGCACGAAAAGACTCCTGCATCAAATAAGTCAATTCGTCTTACACCGCCGTCTCCGTCTACTTTTTCGTACTGTATCATGTCATCTACTTTCTCAATCGCTCTTACATTCTGTACGCAATACTCAAAAGCATCCGAATGTAGATAATAAAACTTCTTATTCTTTACTTTTACTTCGATATGTCGGAATCCCTCGGATTTCACATAGAAATACTGCGGCTGATCCTGTATTCTAAATCCAGACTTTTTCATTTTTAAGAAAAATTCTCGTCCAAATTTCTTATCGAACCCTACAATCTTTATTTTGAATCCCATCTTTTTCATAGAGATAAACCAATTCACAATATCATCTGGAAGCACTGTCGCTGTATTACTCATTGTCAGCCATCCGTCTTCTTCCCAACCAAACAATGGGATACCATCTTCGTCAGCTTTTTTAATTGCAGCAGCCCTTGGAAAGAAAGCGTGTGTGATGCAGATGTCGACATCTTTGTATGTTCCGTAGATTGCGCCGGCTGTTAAATCGTGAAGTTTTGATAAGTCGGCACCTCCATACCATGTGATCGGCAGTTTTGCCAGTTCTTCCAACGACCAGTTATATTCATCATCAGATGATCTGAATTCGTTAATATCAAAGTATGCGTTCAGAGCATTTGTAAAGATATTTAATGTCTTATTCAAATATTCTGCTCTCAACTGTGGCTCATTCATTGCCTGCGCTGCATCATCCAAAAGTTCATCTACTGTAACAGTAACTCCAATGGACGGCGTACACATCTGCAGTACTTCTGGATCGTCTAGTGTCGTGATCTCGCCCTTGCTGTTTAAAACATTCCCTTCTTTATCCTGATCTGCTTTGCAAATAAAAATGAAATAGGAATCGTATGCCTTATCTGTAATCGTTCCATTTAAGACTTCATGTAGAGTTTTGATTCTGTTCGCAAGAAATCCATCTGGAATATCTCCGGCAGTAGAAATACCAATCAACAATTTGTTTCTATATGCCTTCATGGCATTTTTCATTAAAATATATTTTTTTGCCCCGGCTCTTTTCCAAGAATGCAGCTCGTCCAGAATCAGACAGTTGCAGTTTAAAGAGTCCAACTTATCTTCTTGGTTGGCGATCGCATACATTTCAGCAGTACCGTCTCCAAAATCAATACTGATAGAATGTTCTTGGTTATTGTTTCGGATTCTTAGCTTATCAACATCTCCACGCAAAGTTTCAACATTATCTACCAAAAATCCAAAACTCTCCATTGTCTGTTTTACAGAGTTTGCAACAATATATGTCTTTGCTCCAGACCCTCTGTCCAGAATGCTTTTTGCTTCTGCAAGCGCAGCACTAAAAGATGTTTTTCCCTGTTTTCTTGGCAAAAAAATAAGCGCTTCATTGAAACGCCGGATATCTGTTCCTTTTCGAAAGAATCCAAATAAATTTACACAGACAAACTTCTGCCAATCAGTCAATAGCATTGGAGTGCCTTTAAAGCTGACTCCATTCTTGTCCTCGCCTTGTACGTGGTGGATAGTCCCCTCGATCAAATCAATTACGAAATCGAATTGATCACTGCGAAACTCTAAATCGTCGCGTTCCAAATCTGCCAGAAATCTCTTGCACGCAAGCACTCTGTCTATATTCGCTAAGACTTTCTTGCTTGCGATATCCTCCGCATAACGCACAGCCGTATCGAAATGCGAACTGTTAATATGGGATAAGTCCATTTACTTCCCTTGCTGTTTTTCTAGTAATAATGCAAATGCAGATTTCTCTTTTTTCGGCTGTTCAATCTCTGCATTATACGTTTTGGCATTCAGCATCAGTCTGTCAGAATATGTCCCTATGTCTTTTCGGAGGTTTTCAAGACTCACGAGAATAGGGCTTTTTTTACCCCCGCTTTTCTCTGTGTCCAATATCACTTCATATCCTGATTCTTCGAACTGTTTACTTAAGACATTATACTGATAGATCATGTCTGCGTAGATCTCAATCACCTGTTTATACTGCACTTTATAGGTTCCCAGTTCTTTCATATACTTGACTGTCCTGTCAATAATCGTCTGCCTTTGCGGTATGTATCTTGCCATCTATTCTCACCTCCTATCCTGCCGGAAAATTTATTTTCAGAATCCCGCGCTATTGGAAAGAGTCCTCTCTCCCGATTCTCCTGAGACATTCTTAATTTTCAAAAGGGAGGGGGGATACCTCAATCTCTTTCATCTTCAAGTTCATTCCGGCTTTCTCTTCCATCCATTTAATCATGTCCGATGCCGAATCCTTTCTTATCGTAACGATTGATATAAAAATCTCTCCAAGACAATTCGACATCACGTTCCAAGAATCATACCCGCATGCGTGGCTATCAACACATGTCTTTACTATTTCTTTCAATATTGCAGCAACTTCCTTTGTACTCTCATCTACTTTGCCTGCCCATTTGAGTTTATACATCTTAATTTTTTCCATGCTTCAAATTCCCTTCTTCTCTTTCTCTGCCAATATAATCCAACAGTCGTGATCTTATCTGTCTTTCTATCATGCATCCGGTCATGCTGCGCTGCGGACATACTGATGAGATTCCAGTCCATCAACGCAAGATCTGGATACTCTTCCAATGGATAGATATGATGTACTGTCGTTGCTTCCGCATACTTCCCGTATCTCTTTGACTCTTGGCATTGATATGAGTCGCGTCTTAATATATGTTCCCTTTTCTTTCTCCATCGCTTACTCTCATAAAACTTCCTCATATCACTTCTTCCCCGGAATTATTTTTCCACACCTTTCGCACTTCCATTTATGGCTCGTGATAAAACTACCGTCCTTTTGCCTGACCAAATACGTGCTGTCATGTACAACTCTTTCATGTTTACAAAATAATTGTTTGATTATCTTCATCACTACCTCCTGCATTTTATAGGCTTATATATAAAAGAGCACCCAGCTTCTGCTAGATGCTTGCCACATTCTAATCTATTAATTTTCTAAGAAAAAAGAGACACCGAAGTGCCTCTTAAACATCCATTTTTGCTATAATATCTTCTACTATTGGAAGAAAATAACAAGCTTCTTCATATAGCTTGTGTATGTCATGTACTTTCTTTTTTGCTTCTTCTTTAATTTCTTCACCTTGCATTTTATCAGCCATTTTCATTATGTGAACGCTTTGATCAAATTTATTGATCACTTCACCCAAGTTATTATCCAATATACTTATATCTTTTTTATTTTTCAACTCTTCATTTGACAGCTCAAATTCACTATCCATCTTCACTGTTCTGCGCTTCACATCTTTCAATTCCCGAAAATAATTACATTGCTCTTCTTGAGACACATCTTTATCTTCTTTCATCTTTTCCAAAACTTCACAAATACTCCGCAAACGATTTTTTTCAGTCAAGAAATATCTCTCTTTCTCTTTTTCAATGTCTTTCTTCCGGTAATGTTTAGTCACTAATACACCACTAATCACACCGCTAATCACACCGCTAACAATTCCTGTTAACAACCCTATCAAAATGTTACATAAAATATCCATAACCCTCTCCTCCAGTTCTTAGTTATACACCAAATATAACATATATAACTATTAGATGCAAGTTTATTCTTTTAATCTATAGGACTACTGCATAACATAATAAGCAAAACCAAGCAACGTAACCAAATGAAAGGAGGTCGCAGTAGTCCACAACAGGCGCAACCGGAATCGAACCGATGACATATGGTTTTGGAGACCATCGCTCTACCAACTGAGCTATACGCCCGTAGGATGCCTTTTATTGACATCCTCTCCCCTATCCGCACTTGGGGACTAAAACACTAAATATAGATCATGTCTACTTGTTTACTTGGCAGATCTGCGGATATCTGCTTTTGGTACCAATCAGATGTAAAGCCGATTGCGCGCTTAATCATTTAAGGACTGTCTCAGCCGCTACTTTGCACCTGAAGCCATGTGTAGGAGTTGAACCTACTTATCCATTCATGGCATTAGAAAAGCACCCCGGAGGGTGCCTTATCTCAATCACTTGAATATATGTTTATTCTCAAAATGTTTTTCCGTTTCTGTTTTTTCCTTAGGATTATCTTTATATCTATCATTTTCTAAATCCGAATCATTGGAAAATATCAAATTAATCATATTCGATAAGCTTCTATACGTACAGAACAAAAAAAGAACTAACCAATACAGCCAAGCATAAAACATTATTTCGTCTAGTGTCTTAATAAAATCAGTATGAAAATACATTATTATAGTTAAACACAATGACACTAGTCCTGTTATTATAGTGGCTTTTATATATTTTTTAAAAAGTCTTTTTTTATCTTTTTCAAAAACATATTTTACAAACTTAGATTCATTTTTCATCCCCAAAATAACCGGCAAAATCGCCCCTAAAAATCCTATTATAAGTGCTACTACTGTGGCACCCCCATCTAATGCATCATTGAAATTTTTATTTTTCACAAAACAAATATTAAATTGCTTCATTAACAAAATTATTACAAATGCAAAAAGATATGGATAAAAATGCTCAAAATAATATTTCAATATCCTCACAAAATCACTCCACATTATAACCAATCAACCGATACAATTCTTCCTTTGCCTTTCTATATTTATAAATCATTGCCGTAATAGCAACTGTGTATTCCAAACCTTTTCTGCTTTCTAGCGAAAACTGAATGAATTCATGTCGAATATCTTCAAACAAATCTACAATTTCCACATCGGTATCATCATCATCTCTCACTTTTACTTTTGCGCTCCGAATAAATTTTTTATTGCTTCTTATCTCAGAAATCATATTATATGCTTCAACCTTATTGAGTGAATCTTCTTTCACATGGCCAAGTCCTATTGTAACATGACCAACATACCCACCCAAACGTTTTATCGGATCTATTATGGTTGCCAAAGATTGTCTATTGCATTCCGCACTTCCCCATGATCCTAGATTTGCAAATGATATGTCAATGGTCTTCAAACTGGATTTCTTAAATCTCTTATCATTAAACTCTTCTCTTATTGGCTGCAATATGATTTCTACATTAGTATTTTCATTTAAGTACATTAAAAACTCTTCTATTTTAGATATATTAAGTGAAAATCTATTAGACTGGATCATTGCAATGCTACTGCCTTTTTCATACAACATTGTAACATCTTCCCCAATATACTCATCCGGCTCTAACTCTATAACTTTCGCCTCTTCTTTTTCTTTTACCTTAGATGGAATATTAGTATCTCTTAATTTCATCAAACGTATTCCCCAAGTATCTGATGCTTTATCATACGTAAAACACTCTACTCTTGCTAACATTCTATTAAATTCTATACTCTTTCTAACTAGTCCATCTTCTTCAAGCTTTTGAAGCAACTCAACCAAATTAAAAGTTTTTAATTTACCCCATTTTTTCCCATCAAATTTTCTACACAAAATTTGATAATACTGAAATCTTGTTACTCTCTTGTACTCCATATAATACTTCCTCCACAAATTTTAAAATTTACCCGCTCTTCCACACTATTTACAGTTTACCGTACTTTCCAATACGTTTCAACAAAATGTGACCTTTTTCGTCCTTGTGGAGTATCTTTATTTTAGAACAAATGTTCTTTTTCGTCAATATACAACATTACTAAAAGCACCCCATCATTTTTCGACAAGGTGCTTTCGCGTGAGCTAAATTTAAAACTTGTGAGAGCGAATGATTAGATACAATCATTCTAGAATAATTATAACATATTACTTTTGTGAAAAGTGTGAAAGTTTCAAATATTCATCGATTTTTTTAGAAACATAACTTCTGTCAATGTTCAGCTTCTCTCCAATTTCTCTCTGCTTCTTACCTTCTACAAATGCCAGCTCAAATATCTCCTTAATCTCTGGATCCCCTATCACCTCTATGTACTCGTCTACCTCATCAACTTCTGCTTTTAGCAGCATCCTTTCCGCTTCCGCCTTTCTAATCTGCTTATCAATCTTCTCTTGCTCATAAGGATCAGACATTAATACTGACGTCCTGACTTCGGTGTAAGGGAAATCTTTGCTTGATCCTCGGACCTTCCCCAGCACTTCTTCTGCTTCCGTGCTACATAGATCTTGTATCTTCTCTTCCAGTCGTTTTAACCGCTCTTTATTGCCCTTATGCTTTTTTAGTCTTTGCTTGTCCATCAATATTCCCACTCAAATCAACTCCCCATTTTCTCAGACATTGTTTTACGCTATACTCTTGATATGCCGGACGTTTAAATGCTTTCACGGCATTGTCCGGTGCTTTATGACTTTCCATTTCATCATAGTGCTGCTCTTGATCTAACTTCATCTGTCTTCGGTTTCTTCTATGGTCCATCTTTTCACTTCCTTTCGTCCCCGGCAGACCAGGCAAGGATGCCAAAGAACAACGTCACCAAAAGAATCATTCCTACTCCAATAAGATGCATTACTGCAAATATTACTTCTATCATTTTATTCTCTCCATTCTTTCCCATGATACTTTATAATATGCTGTTTTGGTTTTTCTTACTCCTTTACCATGTGCTCCTTAAATGTTATAATTGCCTTATCAATTCTTTTTTAAATCTAAGGAGGCATTTCTATGTGTAATTATCAAAAATATGAATCTTATGAAACTTTTCTTTTATACCAGGAATTTCTTTCCATTCCAGACAATCCATTCTCCTTTTAAATCCCCGAAGGAATGATGATGACCAGTGATATGATACATACATTCCTTCAGGCTGCTTATAATGCAAAAGGTGTGTCTATTTTGGATTCTTGATATATGGTTCTGGAAGTGGCTGCCATGCAATTACTTTTTCATATCCCAATTCATCATTTGTTTTAAACTCCGTATCAACAAAGCCTAAAGTCACCGAATCGTAAATATCTTGCCAAAATCCAAAACCATATAATTCGTTGTATTGGCAAAACATTGGTAAATCCTCTTCGTGATTTTCAACGATGCACATATAGAATCTTATATCGTCTTCTTCCGGCAGCTTCTCTTCTACTGGAATCCAATCACTAGCTTCATATACTGTCGACTGCTCATCAATCATTCTCCTAAATGATTCCTTGCATTCTCTGACTACTGTTGATTAGCTTGGATCGCCTGTAATCGTGAAACGGAAATTTCTCACTTCTTCATCTAGTGCATTCGCATCAATCAACCTCTTTCCGTGCATATCTGAAGCTTCGTCCATGTAGGAGCGGATGATTTCTTCAACTCTGCCGATAGTTGCAAAATGTTTTCCGCACATAATAGTGCAATTTGTCGGTTTCTTAATCTCTTCTAAAATCTTCTCTAGTACGTTCATTTTTCTCTTCCCGCCTCCAACAATCCTATCGTCTGTATTCTATAAATTTATCCGTTCCCGGAAATTTCACTTGGATTTTAAAAGGTTCGCCATTAGGAAACATAGAAATCGGTTTATACTCTCCGATAATTGTTGCCTTTTCTAACAATTTATGCTCTTTTTCACATTGTTTAGCTTTTTCTTTATCTGCATAATCAGTATTGCAGATTTCACAAGTATATAATTTCTTTTCTTTCATTACTCCACTCTCCTATTCCACATTCCCCTAGCCGTAGCTTCTAAAGCACAATTTCGTGTTGCAACTCCGCATTCCTCGCAGTACACGAAAGCTGATATAACTTCTTCTCCGAACCCATGATTAACTTTAAGACTTGCTTCTCCACCACAAAACGGGCATTTCTTTAGTTCTTCCATTCTTCCACCTTTCCGAATCTCTTGCGAGTGGCTTACAAAAACTCGTAAGAAAACTCGCAGGGAACCACAAGCTACTCAACCACTTCAACCATTGACTTAATCAATTCCGCTGTATTTTTAACCGCCTAATTTGGGACAAACACACTCCCATTGGTAATCTGTAAAATGAATTTCATAATCATGTATTACTTCCCCATCAATTATTTCAATTACCTGGTTAAATTCCATTCCTTGTTCAAAAGCATGAATCTTCATATCGACATGGTATTTTTTACATGTTCTTAAAAGTTCATCAGCGTTAATACCCCATGCAAATTTGGAATCAAATACTGCAGTGAGTCTTTCATCATCTTCGTATTCTGAAAGATATACTTCAACACCCTCAACGAATCCTCTTCTTGTTTCTTCAATCCAACAAGTTTCATTCGAATTAATATCTCCAAATTCATTTACTGTCAACTCAGATTTTGCATCACCGAATAAGTCAACAGGGTGCAACCCCTCAAGCACAAACCTCTTTATATTTTCTTTCGTTCCACGAACCTTTAAAGCTCCTTCACACCAATTCGGCATAATTCCTAACTCCTTTCAATGTTTATTTCGACTAATCAAGTCGTTGGCAACACTCTGGACATACATGGAGTCCTGTATAAGTTATGTTTTTGTCGCAAACTGGACAATGTTCTGTTCCATTAGCCCAAACATCCACTTTCTTCGGCAACTGCTTTTGCAGTGCTTCGATTGCGATATCTAATGATTCTCGCAACATATAATATCCGCTTGTAGGATAATTCGCTTTTATTACTTCTATCGCCTCTCTAACTTTTTTCTCGTCCATTTATTTCCCCTCCTCATACTCCGGACACTCCACACAATACTCGAACTTATCCACGTCTGCGCACTGCATATTGCAAATATCATTTTCCGGACATTCTATGCAGCAGCATTCATAATCGCATATACTTGTGTTTGGTGCTTTACATTTGCCTAACATGTCTGTTTCACCTCATTCCTTCTCCGCTACAAACTGCCCACATCTTTCCTTCCCGCCTTTGCAAGTGCCACCATTTAAGTTATGCCATCTGCAAGCTTCGCAACCTTTATAGCTTTTCTTTGTCACTTTCTTTATTCTATCCATTCTCTTCTCTATCTCCTCCCGAAAGGAGCTGCACGGCTCTTCGGACCATACATGATCCTCTGGCAAGTTTTTATTTCTTCTCCCTAACAAAATACACCCTCCCGCACCTCGCACACTTATACCTTCTGCCTGCATTAGTGACTCTCTTAAATCTCTCACAGCCACATCTACACCGCTGTCGATTGCCGTCCTCATCTCTAAGGACAACAGTACGGTTTGTTGTCATAAATATCATTTGCCCCTCACCTTCTTCTTTCTTTTCTTCTTCGTCCCTTTATAGATAAATGCTGCCATGCTTCCGTTTTTTCTCAATTACGCTAACCCTAACCTTTCTTTTACATCTGCGAAGTTATCTTTCAAATTCTGCCGTCTTCTGCTTTCTCCTTTAACCTCAATCGGGAAACATCTTTCTAGGATTCTGTCATATATTCGGCTATAACCGATGTCTCCATTCTTTTTGATTTCTTCTGCCGATAGGTTTGTCGTGATGATAAACGGCAACCCGGAACGATATCTGCTGTCGATTATGTTAAATACTGTTTCCTGCATATACTCTGACTTCCTTTCTGCTCCGAGATCATCTATTATCAGCAGGCTGTATCTGTTAAGACTGTCGATATACTCGTTCTTGTCATCAAATCGACCTTGTATCTCATTTGTCAGCCTTGCAAAGTTTGTCATAAACACGCTATATCCTATATCGATTAATGCATTTGCTATGCAAGCCGCATAATATGTCTTTCCAGTGCCTACTGAGCCATAAAGCAATAAACCTCTACCCTCCTCCTTAAAATCTCTAAAATCATCGGAATATCGCTTCATAGCGTTAGATATTTTAGGGTTCTTCCCGTCATCATTCGCAAATGTCCATTCAGCCATATTTGTTTCAGCAAAACATCTCCTGCGCATTCTTTCGTTTTCTGCTTGTATTTCCGCCTGCTTGTACGCTTCCATCTCTTTCTGTTTACAATCGCAGATACAACGCACCGTTCTTTTTTCTCCTTCAAACTCTACAATCGTCTGAGTTCTTTTGTGGCAGACTGCGCAATGCAACAGCCCATCCTCTCCCATGTACTCATTTTCAGCTTTCGGCACATTTTGACTTATGCTGTCGATCATGTTATTCAATGCCGTTATCATGTTTATCACCTCATGCTTTTTCTCCTAAAACAAATCGTCAAGATCGTTCATATCATTTCTAAGCGTATTATTCGCCTTTACTACTCTGCCATTAGCAGTACTTCCATCTCTTCTTGCCCAGTTCAAAATGGTCGCGTAATGGCTCTTATACTTTGCACCCTTAGACTCGATATAGATAGATAATCGCTCAATACGATCTTCCCAATCTGGGAACTTATCTTTAAGCTTATCTAGTTCGGTATCAGTCAAAAGAACATTATTGTATTCCCCGTATTTATGTTTTGCAGTTTTTTTCTGCTTCTGCGGTTTGTCCGTAGGGCATATATCTATATCTTTATCTAAATCTATATCTATATCTATATCTTTATCTATATCTATATCTATATCTATATCTATATCTGTGTAAACAGACTGTATACGATTTGTTTCCATTTTGTTTCCATTCTGATTCCGCTTTGTTTCCGTTTTGGAAACTGGAATATATTTCTTCTCTTCATCCAGTGTATAAGACTTATTTTGCTTAATAAAAAGCATGTTCTTTTCGTCAATATATACTGTGGGTGTATACCTATCAGTTTGGATGCAGTTATGCATTTTCCAGTGTTTTATGACGATTACGCCATTTTCGAAAGTAAGGACAAACCGCTTTGCAATCAGCAGTTTCAGATCATCTTCACTACATCCTACCATGCGCATAATCTTCTTGGGATTTCCGATAAATCCATCGTCATCTGCTCTCATATTGAGATGGAAATATAGGCACTGCGTAGATAAAGGCATATCTAAAAAAGCGTCAGAATCAACGATTTTAATATTAAACATCCTCTTGTTTGCCATCTTCTACACGCTCCTTTAGTTCCATTCCCGACTGATACTCTATATATATCTTCATCCAGTCATCGAGTTCCATCGTGACCAGTATGCTGTGATTATTCTTTTTACTAAATACTGCTGGCAGTAACCCCGCTCCTCCAGCTTTTGCATCTCGCTTTGCCTGGTCCATCCAGTCGTAAAGCTGCATCCGTTCCTGGTGCTTTGCTTCGACATGGATTCCGGGAAGTCCCACGACATCCGATGCATCGCCGGTATTCCCACAGTATTGCGCTGTTCTACGCGCTTCTGTATAGCCATAGTCTCTAAATAAACCGGCAAGCTGCCTTTCAAAGCGGGCGCCCTTTTGCTTACTGTTTACAGCCATTCCTTCCCCTTTCTCTCCTGCCGGACAGACGTAATCGACAGGAGATGAAACAAATTTTCAAGTTACATGTGATATATTCCTTACTCCTAAGAGACATAAGGCTATAAGTAATTCTTGCGAAATTCCTGCCGGAACTCCTCTCTTGTGCCGTAATGCTCCTCATAGTAGCGTTGGCACTGCTGTTTTAAATAAATATCAAGTTTTCCGTTTGGATTCTGATGCACACTGAACCTTCCGTTTTGATGCAGATCCCGGCGAAGCGGTGCGATAAAGCGATATTCCTCGCTCAGCATCCTCTCATTATGTGTATGGTGGAAGATATGGTGTCGCTCCACATCACAACTTCCGGTAAACATGCAATGATTCATGTCATCAGTAAAAATGCTTTCCAGTCTTTTGGTCAATATTGACACCATACCTCTCTTTCAAAATTCGCTTTTCATCCGGCGATACAATCTCACAATCCGGCATGCCCGCTTCCTTGCAACGGTCAATCAGTCCATCAATCAGACGTGCCATCTCCTCGGTGTTATATGTACTGGACCCGCGCATTAAAAGGTAGGTCCGATACATAACACCATCCCTTCCTTCCCTTACTTCTGTGGTGGGTTTTAGATGGTATTCCATTGCATCCCGCACCTTACGATCAGTTTCGTCCGTATCCGGGAGCGGTGTCCTGACTGCTTGTCCGTCTATGATGACCGGATAACCGTATTCACATAACAGCTTGTTATGTAGTTCCGGATTAGACATCTTCATGATTCTTGCCAGCTTGGCTACTAAAGTCCAATAATATCCGTTTGCATCAAGGCTCCTCTTCTTGCGATATGGCTTGATTTCAAGGCTTAATTTGTCGTAGCCTTTCAACTCTTCATAGGCTTGCGAAAAGTCCTCGTTTGAAGCAAATACAAGCATTGGGCGCAGTGTATCGTAATCAATAATCGGCTTTTTTAATATTCCGGTGAGTTTCATTATTCCTCACCCATCTTACGCATAAGTGCCATGAATTGTCTTACGGTCAAATCTTGCAAAACGGAAACTTTATAGTAACGACACACGTTTTCCACAGTCTGACCGTGTTTCGGAATGCAGGATTCTAATGTCTTTACTTGCGCTGCTGTGATCTGAGCCGATTCGCTTTGTTGCTTTATGGCGTTCAATACTTCCTCTGCACTCGCAACACTTGTATCGATTCCAATTCCGCACATTCCAAGCGCTCTTCCAACCGCTGAAGTCTCGCAGTTTTCTATGTAAGATGTCTTGTTTATAAAGCTTGAATCCTCTTTTTCATAGGCATGTCCAACGCCTAGAATAGAGCCGAATTCGTCCCTTACTTCTGCCGACATCACACACATGCCTTCTTGCAAAGACTCTATCTTAGTAGTAATAGATCCGTTCGGAAACAACATGCGGAAAACCTTGATTCTTTGATTCACTTCTGCATACTGCTTGCCTTTTACGTCAATCGTGCTAATTTCCTTATTTGCGATCTGCAATGCTTCAAATGTCATAACTTCATCTCTCCTATGCAAATTCTCTGTAATTTTCCTTCAAACACGTTTCGCAGACACATCCGTCTACGGTGTAAATAGCATCGCCCTCCCAAAAGGGCTGACCACAGATGGTGCAATACCCTTTTGCTTCCGGTTCATCCGGCGGTGTAGTCTTTCTGTCATCATAATTAGGGATAGGCTCAATCATGCAGCTCACCAACCCTTTCGATTCCTAATATTGCCAAAACTGTTCTATCAGTCGACGATATATACTCATCATTAATAGTTTCATAAAATCTCGCCACCGCTCGAATCAGCTCTACTGCCATCTCTGCCGGTATATCATCATTAAATTCCCATTTTTTCATCTATGCTTCCTCCTTCGAAAATCTAAACTCCATAAGATCTGCAACCATCAAATACTCTTTCGCAGTCTTAGTCTCCCCATGCGTTTCCTTTATCTTTGCTCTAAACTCCTCTAAAGTGCCATAAAAACAACCACATCTCACACCGATTTCTCCTGCTTTTGTCCTAAAAAATGTAGTTGTACGATATTCGGAGCCAAATCCATGCACCGTCGCATAGTCATCATTGCCGAACACCTTAGCATTGCCAGACACCCAAGCATTGCCAGACACCCAAGCATTGCCGGACACCCGAGCATTGCCGAACACCTCAGCATTGCCGGACACCCGAGCATTGCCGAACACCTTAGCATTGCCGTACACCCGAGCATTGCCGGACACCCGAGCATCGCCGTACACCCGAGCATCGCCGTACACCCAAGCATTGCCGAACACCCAAGCATCGCCGTACACCCAAGCATTGCCGAACACCCAAGCATCGCCGTACACCCAAGCATTGCCGTACACCCAAGCATTGCCGGACTGATCCAAATTTTCCTCTTTTTCCACAAATCCACCAAGTTCGCCCTCTTTCACATTCCCAAAAGAGATTAGTGCCTTAATTCTAAAAAGCTTCTTTCCTAAAAAAGTCACAAATTCACTGGTTAATTCAAATTTTTTCATCTTGATTTTCCTCCTATTATCGTTTATCCTGTAATTGGATTATTTAATAAGGGCGCTTACCGGTTTGCAGACCGTGCGCTCTTTTTTATTGGTCGTGAGATGTCAATCAGCTGCAAATCTTCCAACCCTCTTTTTGGTCTAAACGGAATGACATTTGCAAGTGTTTCTCTCTTCTCATACTGCTCTACTTCTCCTTCTTTGTTTAATAATTTCCCAAAAATCATGCTTGTCCACCTCCTTTCTACCGCCTAAGCGGTTTTCTCTTCTGTAATCTTTTCAAGTGTGTAGTCAATTTCTACATGTTCCTGCTCCTCTATTAAGGAGATCAATACCGCTATGATTTTTTCCATATCCGGCTTCATTTCTCATCACCTCTCTTAAAGATATGCTCCGCTGTTTGTCCTTGTTTCGCGTTCTTATGTATCTTTATTGCCATTTATCTGTGTATCTCCTATACTGTAATTACCGAGTACCAGTCGGAATAATTACGAAAGGAGAATTATCGTGTCGAAACAAATAAGTAAAAATAAAATTGAATTTATAGCACAAGCAGCAGCCGACCGCGGAGTTGTTGAATTTGAAAAAGAATTCAGCAAAAATCTTGCAAAGTATTTTGATTATTCTAAAGGTTACGCTGAAAGTCTCGCTATCAAAGACTCCTTGCATCTCATGTTAAAATCATCAATATCTACTGCTTTATATGGAATAATTGAAGAATTAGACGTTTCAAAATAATTTTCCTATTCTTCTTCCATCATCCAATCGCTTTTGCATAAGTCTTAATTTTTCTTTGTATTCCGAAATGTTCTCCAAGCTGTTATTAATGGCTTGGAGTTCAATTCTTATAAGCACTAATTCCTCATAAATCTTTCGCAGCACTTAATATCCCTCCTTCCTTATCTTCTGTCCGCTACACTACGCCACCCCATATTTGATAGCCAGTTCTTTCACGATAGCCGTATATCCTTCAATCAGCTTCTTATCATCCGCAATCACGTCAAGATAATTCAATTTATCTCTTTTGGATTTACAAACTCCCTCATCTGCCATTCTCCTGCGCTTATTGGTAAGTCTCTGTTTTACATTCACTCCCATGCGCTTTTCCAACAGCTGATAAGACTCTGCTCTTACATCTTGGTAAGACTTACTGTCTCCGCATTCCATACCGATTTTCCTTAAAATTCTTCCAGTATCATCTCTCCATGATGTCGTGTCGATTGCCACAACTTCCCGAATGCTTTCAATCCGTTCTTCCACATGCTCAATCTTCTCCGCCTGGCGCTTCTGCTCAATTTCCAAGTTAATCATAACCTGCAGCTGCGGTGAAAGTTCTTGTGTGGCAAGGGATGCTGCTTTGTATTTCTTTTCTACACGGATAAAATATCTGCGTACTTCCTTGCCCTTGTCATTTCTCTCGAGCATTGCCATTTCTTTGGCGATATCAAGTTTGATGATATGGTCCTTTTTAGTCTGACCAGAAGGTGCGCAAATTTGAGCGGCTTCAAAATCTTCATTTTCTACGGCATCAATATCGTTTAATCTACGCGTAGACCAGTCTTTGTAAGGTGTTCTTACACCTAAAACTTCATGCAGTTCTGATCCGTATACTACTTTTTCTCCAGTGCTTGTCTCGTATACTGGGACAAGTTCATTTTCGATTACTGTTAAATTGTTCATACTTCCTCCTAATTAAATTATTTTTAATTTGTAAATTTTTCTACATTATGGTAAAATTCAAATATCATTCTACAAGGAGATGAAACATGTTAAGTACCATTGCAGATATTGCCGGAATCCTTAGTTTTTGCATGTCTATTGTGTTATTCATACTGTCCCATAGCTTATTAAAAAACTCCACCGAGCAACGTAAGGACTACAATACTAATCGTCTTAGAATACAATCTGATCTAATTAGCTTAAGAGATAACATTTTAGAGGATCGACTTGATAACTTGAAAATACGCAGTCAATTGCGACAAGCTCTTTATTCCTACCGCAATCGGTATTGGTTTATTGCTTTCCCTTTTCGCTTGTTCCACATACAACGAAGTTTACGTTTCATCAATGGCACAATAAAAGAAGAAAATAAAGAGACATTGTGCAAACACTTAGATTATCTAATCGGAAATATGGACAAAAAGGAGATTATAAATAATGAATGACAACACTTTGCTTTTAATATCCAATCTTATTGAACGAACAAAAAGTGGTGAATTGTCTTGGAATCACTATCAAAACTCATCTTTTGATTTAAAGCCTATATATTCTTCCCCACTAGAAGGTTCAGTTATGGAACTTGCTGTTGATACAATAAACAAACCTATTTTGATCCCTGAAGATAGTTTCGTATGCTCTTATAATAACGGTTACTTTTTTTTACTTCTTTATCGGTATCTCGTCACAAATACACGTATTGTTCTTCAGGTACAAACAGAAACCTCAAAAAACTCAAAGATTTATGCATCATCTGACGATAGTGTAGAAATTTCTTCCCAACTAAAACGTTTATATAATTTGATCGATAGCACACCATCCAGCGCTGAAATCGACGATTTTATAAGCGATTTTATTGAGACTGAATAAAATCATCAATATACTTTTCAATATTTTCAATTCCTTGAATTTCCTCGCGCAACTCTCCAGGTTGTTCGAGGATTCTTTTTGCGGTATTTCTAACTAATAGCTCTGTATTCTCTTTTTGATTTCTAATATTGTCTTCGCACTTTTCGATACGAAACAACAGATGATCCCATTTTCTTCTTGAAATCCACATTCCTTACTTACCTCCTACTCCTGATCCATCTCTTTTTCCATCAATTCCAACTGTTCCATCGTTACTCCGTCCCGGATCAACTGCTTCCCTCTCTTCTCGTGCCATCTGAGTTGGTATAGGTACTGTCTCCTTTTATATTTGATACGCTGTTCTTGTCTGGAAAGTTGTACGGCATCGGATTGATTCAATCTTTCGATTTCCTGTTCTACTTGTTCGTCTGTTAAAAAATCTTTTCTTGGTTTCATTTGATCTCCTTCCTATTTTCAATTTTTCGTTTTTCGCATTTTATGCGACAAATTGGCTAAAAAAAATGTTATTCACTTCGCTCCTGTTCAGATTTAACTCTTTAGAAATAACATCAGCCTCACCTATCGTAAATGTTTGACCATCCGCCGATAACTTTCTGTAAAATGTAGATCTGTCAATTCCGATCTTTTTTGACATGCTTTCAGCATTTATGCCGTTCTCGACCATTTTCGCTCTGAGTTTGTTCACATTTACCACTCCATCATCTCCTTTCTTTGTCGCATTTCGTGCGACTAATTGTATATTACAATGCATTGTCTCGAAAGTCAATACTTTTTTCGCATTTTACGCGATTTTTTTGTTTTTCCAAATAAAAGTAGTTGCATATTTGCGAATACTGTATTATAATACATGTATAAGGCGGTGAACAAAATGACGATAGGACAAAGAATTAAAAACAGAAGGCTCTACTTAGGTTTAAGTGTTGATGAAGTTGCTCTAAAACTCGGAAAAAATCGCGCAACAATATATAGGTATGAAAAAGATGATATCAAGGATCTGCCAATTACAGTGCTCGAACCGTTAGCCAAGGTGCTAGAAACGACTCCTGCTGATTTGATGGGATGGGATGGTTCTAGTGATAAATGCCTCGAAAACATATTTACAAATAGCAACCTAGAAAACATAATCGATAACATTGGAGCATTATCTCCGAAAGAAAAGAATCATTTTAAAAAATATTTGCAGTTGATTGAAGTAAATAGAAGAAAAGCTGATAATTACATCGAACAACTACTATCCATACAACAAATGGATGATGATTTATCTGTGATGGCAGCTCACGAACGTACTGATATTAAAGTAACCGATGAAATGAGAAAACATGATAAAGACATTATGATGGATGACTCTGAATGGGAGTAACACAATGACGATTTACGAAGAACTTTTGGAAGAAGCAAGTAATAACGGACTTGTTGTCCGTGAAAAAGCTCTATCCAGTAGCGATGGCTTGATATATAAAAATAGAATTGCAATATCCGATAGATTGGAAACATCAGCAGAAAAGGCTTGTGTTTTGGCAGAAGAAATTGGACATTACCATACTGCTGTCGGTGATATAGTTAATCTGCAAAATATTGAAAATTTGAAGCAGGAGCAAAAAGGACGATTACATGGGTACAACCGGATGATCGGATTGCGTGGCATTATAGATGCTTTTAATGCCGGATGCCAAAGTAGGCATGAAATAGCAGAATTTCTCGAAGTGACAGAGGAATTTTTGCAGGAGGCTATTGATTGCTACCGAGACAAATATGGTATATGTACTACTATTGATAACTATGTTATCTACTTCATCCCAAACTTGATTGTCGGGGAACATATCGATATATAACTCTTAAGAGATTATATATAAATGTGGCGTTACGAAAGAAACATTTGCAGGGGAAAGAGAGGAAAAGATATGGGGCTACGATTTAGAAAAAGTATAAAAATTGCTCCAGGGCTAAAAATTAACTTAAACAAAAACAGTGTAAGTGCTACTATTGGAACGAAGGGTGCTCACTACACAGTGAACTCAAAAGGGAAAAAGACTGTATCTGCTGGAATACCAGGAACTGGAATTTCCTATGTAAAAACAGTAGGAGGCACTAAACAAGCTCCTCCCGCCTACAACACTCCGAAACATTATAGCGGATCATCAAGTAACAATATGCCGCCTAATAATCATGACGATACTGTTTGGTATAAACGAACAGGATGGATTGTTTTTTGGCTTGTATTTTTCTTCCCAGTGGGACTTTTCTTGATGTGGAAGTACTCAAACTGGAAGAAATCAGTAAAAGGTATAGTAACTGCCTTTTTACTTATTTTTGGAATTGGTAGTGCTGCCTTTTCTCCAGATCTTGAAAGCATTTCGTTAGAACTGGATGATTCAAAAACTTATTATGTGAATCAATCGATACCAATTCAAACATCTGTCTCGCCAGATAGTTATACGATTCCTGAATCAGCCTATAAATCTTCTGGTGGAGAAATAGATTTTTCTGATGATGGGATAGTATTCACTGCCTCCAAGGCGGGAACCTATAAAATTTGGGCTGACCATCAAGGAGTTAAAAGTAAAAAACTAGTGGTGGATGTCAAAAAGAAAAAACTTGCCGCTAAGAAAGATTTAAAGAAAAAGAGACCGACTTTTATACCAACTGCCGTTCCTGTAAATGCGGATCTGCTAACAACACCACTCTTCACAGCAAACGAAAATCACTCTGACCGTGTTGAGCAAATTAGCATTACGGCAAAAGAAAATGCATCATCTCTGACTGATGAACAGGCTAATCAAATCGTAAATGAAATAAAATCCTTAAATCATCAGTATTTTACCGATAACGCATTAATGGAACAGCTTATGTGGCACGGATATTTATTGTATTATCACTGCAATGACGGCGATGTAAGAAAAGACATAGGCGAAAACTTAACCCAATGCATACCAAACGTGTATTGTAATAGCGACACAATAGATAGCGATCACGCAACAGTAAATTTCGCACAAATTGACGAAAACATTCAAAGATTTGAACAACAACAAGCTCAACTTGAAGCTCAAAGACAAGCTGAACAACAAGCTCAACTCGAAGCACAGAGGCAAGCAGAACTTCAAGCTCAACAAGAAGCTGAAGCTGCTAGAATCGCCGCCGAACAAGAGGCAGCTCTACAGGCACAACAACAAGCTCAAGCACAAATGGTATGGATCTCTGCTACTGGAAGCAAATATCATAGCTATAACAGTTGTGGACAGATGAATCCTGCCACTTCTTATCAAATGTCGTTAAGTGATGCTCAAGCACAAGGCTATGAGCCTTGCAAGCGATGCCATTAGATAAATAGCATAAAGAAAAACCGCCCCTGCGCCAACAGGAACGGCTTGATATACACCAGAAGATGTACAGTTATCTTAACAAATATATTGTATCATCTTCGAAACAGCCTTGCAATCGGAACATGTATTCGATGGCTGTTATTTTTATACTTATTTTTAATATAATTAACGAAGGAGTGATATAAAATGCCTGAAAAAATTTTGAGATGTGCTATCTATATCCGTGTATCTACCTTCGAGCAGAGTGTACATGGAAAATCCCTACAAGCGCAAAAAGAATATTTAGAGCACTATGCCAAAGAACATAACATGTCTGTCGTTGGAGTGTATGCAGACGAGGGAAAAACCGCACGAAAGGAACTTAAGAAACGAAAAGCTATCCATGCTCTGATAGAGGATGTAAAGCAAGAGAAAATTGATGTGATTCTCTTCTGGAGACTCGACCGTTGGTTTCGTAGTTTAGCAGACTTCTATAAAGTGCAGGACGTTCTTGACGAATATGGTGTGCGGTGGATCTCTGCATCTGAACCCGGAATCAACATGGAGACGCGTGATGGCAGGCTGCAATTAAATGTCGTACTATCGTTTGGACAAAATGAAGTTGACACAACCTCCGAACGTATTAAATTTGTAAACGAAGCATCTATCAAGAATGGACGTCTGATTTTCGGCGAAGCAAATATGCCATTCGGCTATAAATCTGGTGTAGTTGACGGAAAAAAATGTATGATTAAAGATCCCGAAACGGAACGCATGGTAATAGACTTCTTTCGGCATTATAAAAAACATCAGGGAAAACAAGATGCGCTGAAATACATGCAGCGCACTTATGGAATCTATTTTTCTTATGGTATGCTTAAAACTATGCTTTCTAGCGAATTTTATAAGGGTACATATCGAGGATATCCCTACTGTCCTGCGTATCTTACAGAAAAAGAATGGAATGAAATCCAAGAAATCTCCGTCCGTAATGTAAAGCGGGCACCATCAGGTCGAGTATATCTATTTACAAGTCTAATGCGCTGTCCTTCGTGCGGTCAGAAATTGGTCGGAACCGGATGCTCATCAATTTCAAACCGCAAAACCGGTAAAAAGCGTACCTACTGCTATTACCGCTGCAACAAAGCTTTAGCCGACCATCTTTGTCCGAACAGACACCGCGTAAGTCAGAACCTTATCGAACAATATTTGCTCGAGAACTTATCTAGTGAATATGAAAAATATAAAATAAGAAGCAATAAAATTAATGAGGAGAAAAAGAAAGTTCGCAAAGCAAAAAATCCTGCACAGCTGAGTAAGGAGATGGAAAGACTTAATTTGCTATTCCAAAAGGGAAGAATATCTTTCGATTATTACGATGAAGAATACCAGCGATTAGAAGAGGAACTCGCTTTCGCTGCCTCTGATCCTTCACTTGAAGAACCGAAACGCAATTATTCTGAGCTAGAAAAGCTTCTGCGGACAGACTTTAAAGAAATGTATGATTCTTTATCACTTGAGAATCGTAGGGCATTTTGGCGGTCCATAATAAAACAGATACACCTTAATGATGATTGCACAATAAAAGAGGTAGATTTTTTGTAAATTATTTTGTACTAATTATATTGCCCCATTTGGGGTTACATACTTAGTACAAAATAAATTTTAACTAAGATGATACAATATATGCTTTTTCATCCTCCCCTCATTATGAAGGGAGGATGTTTTTATTTAGCTGCAACACACTTCCCACTAAAACTGTGGATAATCAGCGAACTTCCATCCGTTTCTTCCCGGATATAGAATTTCTGTTTCATGTTGTGCAGATCAGTGTACAATTTCAAATTATTCTTTCCTCCACTGCCGTTATTTTCCGCAGATAAATACAGCCCCGGAGCCGCAACACTCTCTAGCATTGTGTAATCTGCGTTTTTGTACCGCTTCTTAACCAATTTCCATAACTGGTAATCTCCGCAGTCAAATTCCCGAAAATCTACATTTGCATTAGCTTGTCCAGCTGCCGCCGTAAGCATAAAGCCGTGTTCCTTATCAACGACCTTACAGATGTCATCTTTAACAGCTTTGATAGACAATCTCGTGCAATCTGCGCCGTTATTTGCTTGGAGAGATGCGTTTACCTTGGTAATTCGTGGTGGCTCCATATATGCCTTAATTCTCTCAATAAAATATGCTTTTGTTACACTCCTTCCTCCATGGATCTCTACCGATCTATGCGGACAGCTCGTTGAGTAAACTTCTTGATGCAGTCTAATCGTATCTGTGCTCGGAACAATACCATATTCCTTGCACTTTTGCGCCGCTAACTGCATTGCCTTCTCTTCGTTCTGCTTAAAAATATCTAAATCGCCCATGCTCTGACATACTTCGATGCTTAAATAGTTTAAATTTCCATCTAGGTTACCACAATGCCATGCACATTTAGAATCGTCCTCAGCTTGCAAAATTCCATCCTGGGCCACATAATAATGCGCGAAACCATTTTCCAATGGATGTGTTTGCAGCCAATTCCGATAAAATGCCGCATTCGCATTTTGGCTTCCAGCATCGTTATGGATAAAAATTCCAATTGGATTTCTTCCTCTATTTCCTGCTACTCCATTACAAATACTCATATCCGTTTCTCCTTCTTTCTGCACAATAAAAGAGAGTCCGAAGACTCCCCTTTACTTTTTACTATTTTATTCATTTTTTCCAAGCTGTTTAATTGTCTGATTGATGTATGTACTCAGACCTGCCACCAAAATGCCTTGCACAATCGCTGTAAATACTGCCATCGCAATCTCTTGCATTGTTCCTAGCGGACAAGTAGCAATCACATATATTGTTGCCAGGAAGATTCCTCCTGCCCCTAAAATCGCCGGAATGTACTTATCTTTCACTGCCTGAGACTGCTTTAATCCCATACCGCAAAAATACAGCACTACTGCTACTACAATCAACTCTGGTTTAACATAATTCATAATCTGATCCATGCTCATCCTCCTTTTATTTCTCGATGATACTTTCCATAAGTTCATCTCTGATTTCTTTCATTCTTTCAATTCCGTTTCCAGTGATCTGATGATTGAGCATCGCTGCCAAACACTTGGTCTGCGCTTTTTGCATTCCCTCCAACACCTGCAGTCGCTTATAATCTTTTTCGTTATAAGCTTCCAGTTGCTCCACTCTTTTGGATATCTTAAATGCCGGTCGGACTACTTTTGCAATTATAGCTCCAGCTCCACCTACAATGCTGATGGCGCCACAGATACTCAAAATTTGCTGTATAAATTCCACTCTCTTCCTAATCCTTTCTTTATTTTATGCAACAAAAATAAGACCATTACGGTCTTGCTCTAATTCCCATTATTCCACTCCTAAAGTAACGCTTGTACCTGCTCTTTCAAACTCTCCGGTACATCATCAATTGTCAAGTGTCCACCTTTAATTCTGTTCGCTAAAAACTGTGCCATAATTTACACCCCCATTTTCATTGTTGCTAAGATTAGTTCTTGCACCGCTTGGTCTGTGACTTCCTGCGCTGTCTGTGTTGCTTTTAAGTCCTTTTGCAGTTTGCCATAGGCGCTCATACCGTCGTCCACGGCTTCATATTCTTTGATTACATTTTCTTCTGTCTCTGTATATCCGACAAAGACAAGGTTACTAAATCCCTCTGGTTTCTCTTCCTTGAGTGGTTTATAGCCCTCTTTCTTTATGGAGCTGATTCTTACAGTTCCGTTTTCCATGATTTTTGCGTAGTTCATATTAAATCTCCTTTCTGTATGTGAGTTTGATTCCACAAGGTACTTCCCCGCTGTCTACCGTGATATTCGTTGTGCCGTTGTAGCTGTGCAGATTCCTAAGTTGCGTCTGTTCGGATTCTGAGAGCGGGATAAATTGTGATTCTACCGTTTGATAAACCATTGTCAATGGATTAGTTTCCATCCATGTTTTAAATTCTTCTAAAGTTGGAATGTCCGTTACAAAATATTGCATTTGCATACTCGGTTGATCGGAATAACAAAATAAATCTCCAGTACTATAAGAACCGTCTTTATTTTTAAATTGTTCGCAAAGCGATGTCTGAAATCCAATCGCTTTTTTGATATTAGTGACTTTATAAACATATACACCGTTACCAAAGTCTTTAAAAAGGCTAAAACCATTCGGGAATAAATCTCCCCTAGATGGTTTTACATTGGAATCAATCACCGACTGATACAGCCACCCAATCTCTCCACCCTGCTCAACCAGCTTGTCCCATTTGGTAATCGGACGGTCTGATGTGAGGGTGAGGATTTGTTCGGTGTAAGGTTCGTAAGGGGTAGGCTCACTCCCCATCTCCACTTGCAAAGTTTGAATAGTATCAAAAAATTTTTGAATACTAGTTTTATTGCATGATAAATACAGACAATCTCCTTTTGCTACAACTGTAAATTTATTATTGTTAAGGTTTATTTCCGTAGAATGGTATAACCACCCAACAGCACTTCCCGTATCGGACTGTGCTATTCCAAGATAAAAACCTTTTCCTGGGGTCAACTTTTCGGTGTAAGAAAATGTAGCTTCATTCCCCTTTCCCACACGGATTGGAAATTTTGCATAACCGTCTCCATCTCTGATTATCCAGTTTGCAGTATCTCTTGCTTTTTCCGCATTAAACAGATTCTTCCCAGTCACTTTCACATCAAGCAAGTATCCGTAAGGCTCATAATCTAATGTAGTTTCTTTCCCCTCTGCATACATGACATTGCATATATCAAAAAACCTCGAATCAGCCGGAGAAAAGCATACAAAATGATTAACACCGATTTTAGAATTGACAATACCGTTTCCCGTTACAAGATTTCCAACTTGTAAGCACGGTGCACTATAAGTAGCGGTCATATTTGATTTGTCATAAAATCCGCAAGTAAATCCTACGTCATCGTTTTCACCCGGTTTTTTCTGTATCAGCATAGTATACAGCTTTGTTTCGTGTCCTTCCGGCAAAGGTATGTATGCAATGTTATCCTGCACTGTAAAAACAGATATATTTTCTATTAACAGATTCTTGCTTTTCCGTCCTGCTGATTTAATCTCCTGCGGATTATCCGGCGCTGGATTCTCGCCCTGCACACTATTACCAATCAATTCCAACCTCTCCAATGGCGCTTTTAAGCTATTAGGGAGTGTTAGGCTCCCTACCCCTTCCATCTCTATCTTGTCGAAGTTTGGTGGCTGAGGAGGGGATACAGCACCACCTAGAGGGCATACCATATCAACACCGATGATTCCGGTTCCGTCTACCATTTTAAGCATTGTACTTCAACTCCTTTTTCGCTGGTTGCTGTGGGGATGATTGTCACTACATCCGTTTGACTCCACGGTGTCCCAAGTTCTTGGATTACACATATTTGCGATGTCGCAGCAGGAATCAGAATCATAACTTCCTTATTCTCATTTTCTCCTAGATCAACATAAATATCTCCATCCGTAAAGTTCTTTACAAGGAACTTACTTCCTTTGATACTAAATTCGAATTTTAATGCTTTTTCACTTGCTGTTGGTTGTCTTTTAATAAGCATGATTGTCACCTCCTAAATTGTATAAGCATAATAAATCTGGCTTGTTCCACCACTCCACTGCCCTTCTGCCCAGAATCGAGTACATTTAATCGTTGCATTACTTCCGCTCCATGTAACTGCAATCGTAATGTTTAAAGATGTTCCATCTGCGTAGCTGATATGGATGTTTCGCTCTGCGTTTATGCCTTTTATAAAAACTTCCATCTTTCTACTTCTTGCGCTGCTATTTGCTACCTCTAATAATAGCAATCCCTTCGAGCCTGATACTTTAAAGCTTCCTCCCTCTGCCAACTCTTTTCCTTCTGCCAATACCTTGGGACCGTTTTCTAACATTGACAGATTTTCGTACAATGGAATCCCTGCTTTTGCTGACTGATACAGATACATCTCGCCGTTTTCGTATAGCATTCGCATAGACTTGGCACCGGAAATATTGTTAAATATCATTCCGTATCCTAGATAATTCGCATTAATTCGGTTGGTTCCGGGATCATTTCCTTCAAAAAATACAGATCCTTGTCTAAGGACCATATAATCAGCACCTGTTTGTTCGGATGCTTTGGATGTAATCGTTCCGTTTGCAACATCTATGACAAATGTCTTTTTGGGGTTAGAGATATTTCCGGCTGTCACCTCGCCCAAATCCGCAGTAATCGCAGACAGCTTCTTTACATCGAGATTATCTACAGCTATATAATGCAGCACCCATCTCGCACCATCCCATCGCATAATCGGTTGTCCGGATTCTGTCTGCCATAGCTGCCCTACTTGTGGGTTGTCTGGTGGCGTTTTCGATACAACAATGCCATTCTCCCCACTTTCGCCGCGTACACCGATGATAATTGGAGTCGTATCTACAGATGTGCTGTTTGTATAAGCGATATTGTCGTAACTCCACAGATATTTTCTTTCTGGAGTCATCTCCTGCATAGAAGTTGACCATCCATAAGTATTTACTGTGATTCCAGCGCTTCTTTCGGATGCAAGGTAATATTTCGTGATTCGGCTAATGCCTACACCATCTTGTCCGTTTGTACCGTCCTCTCCTTTTATCTTGGACCACTTATACATATATGGGTTCTCGCTATCTCTTTCCTCGTAATCCACGTACTGTCCCATATAAGTCTTGCCAACGCTTACAGTGGTTGAGAAGTCTGTATTCCCATCTGCACTATTTGCATAAGCAATATGCAAGTAAGACGTTCTGCCATCCTGTCCGTTGGTTCCAGGTATTCCATTCTGCCCCGGATCTCCCTGAAATTGCGTCCATGCATAATCTCTTGGGTTGGTACTATCCTGTATTAAAAAGTCCACGTAAGTCCCGATATATTTGCTTGGAGTTTCAGTCATTTCCCATGATGATGTAGGATTTGGAACCGAACTATATTTTACATGGAAGTATGTTGTCTTTCCGTCTTCTCCGTTAATCCCCGGTGTACCATCATCTCCTCTGTATTTAGACCACTGGTATTCTCGCGGATCACTGCTCTCTATTGGCGATTCTTTGTTAAAAGCTAATCCGATGTAATATTTCCCATTCGGACTATCAGACATCCCATTTCCATATAAATCATCTGCGTATCTCACCCATGTATAATAGGTAACGCCATTGTCTCCAGGTGGTCCCGGTATTCCCTCCCCAGTGATTCTCGCCCACTGGTAATCTTTCGCATTATTGGATTCCTCTAGCGTTTCCTTATTATATGCAATTCCCATATATTGCTTGCCGTCCGGATAATCAGACATGCCATTCCCCAGTCCGTCATCCGCAAACTTAATCCATGTATAATAAGATTTTCCGGGGCTTCCTGGTTCTCCGTCATCCACATTGCTTACAGTGACTTCGTAATAGCCTCTCAGCTTTTCGCCTTCCATTGCTTCAAAACGATAAACCGCTTTCCCTACAATGTCCGCAGCGGATACAACGATGCTCTTTTTTCGCGCTATTTCGCTACCATCTTTTTTCCAAATGATTGCGAATTTATCAGTCAAATCAGCGCCCGGCGCCGTAATTGATGCTGTAAGAGTCGTTGTCCCTTCTCCGTTCTTAAAGACGATTCCGTTATCGCTTAAAATCATGCAGTTATACGTCTTATTTTCTTGTATGAGCGCATTCATCTTATCGAGCAAGGAAGTATCCACCTGCGATTGAAGCTCTTTAAAATTAGAAAATATCGTCTTATTTCGGGACGGTTCCGTAAAGCTTCGCACCTGCTCTGAAACTCTTGCTTGTAAGTAAAGCGTAGGATTGTACCCATCATCTTCAATCATTACTGTGTCGCCGATTCCGGTATCAAAATACCCATCTACCTCGTAGGTCACTTTTGGAACACACATCTTTTTTAGGTCGTTCAGTGCAGTTAAAAACAGCGAATTTACATCGTGCTCCTCATAATCTTTTGTCTGTACGATATATCTGTCGTAGGATACTCGGTTTGATGGGAAGCGATCTCTTGCCTGCACTGCCCAAATATCATAGGAATTTTTTACTGTTTGAAACTCAATATTCCCCTTCTCGTCTTTTCTGGTAGACTCGAACCCCAGAAGATTGAGTCCATCTGCGCCGGTTGGTCTAATAGCCGTTGCAAGATCTGTAATATCCGTTGTCTTGCGGATTCCATTTACATTGACTCCATATCTTAGCTTGATGTCTGTTCGGTCTTTCCCAACTCCCTGATTCTTGTCTGAGTGTTCTCTATATACATTTAATACAATCCTTTTCAACGAGTAATCCGCGTTCAGTTCCGGAGCAAACTCCAATTCCGCCAGAAACATATCTGCAACGGAATACAATCTTTTTAAAATGGTATCTTGCCCTGTAAACTTATGCCAGACATTCAACTCAGAAACTTCATTGATTCCGAGTGAGAGCGAATGCTCCGGATCAAAAGTATTCAAATAAGATTCAAACGATACCGCTTTTCCGGGATCATATTCACCGACCGATTCGTTCAGCAGCTCAAAAGAGGTAGAGAACGCCTCCACCTCTACTTCATACTCATCCCGGCTTACAGACATAATATTAAGGTAGTAATCTCTGCCATTGTATACAAAAGCTAATTTATTCCCTTCTACAAGATAGGTTGAATCCTGATGCTTCGCCATCGCTGTAAAAGCGAATGTGTTCGCTGCTCCCTGCAAATACTCATGCAGTTCATCCTCGTAGTAATGCAATGCCTCAGGAGCCTCATTGTCCATAAATGTGTGCAGCTCATCATTTGCGCTTAGAACTGCAATTCTAATATTTTCCATTATAAGTATGCCTCCTGTATTTTTGCCGTGATTGTTGGCGGTGGAGTGCAAAAATCCGAGTAGTAGAACTGTATTTTCGTTTCTCCCGGTGGAACATTAAAATACTTGCTTCCACGCACTTCATCCGCTGCCCTCTGAATTCCATCCATATATACTTTTCTGCTTTTCCCATCGATTGCAACAATACTCCCCGATGGGTATCTATTTGGAATATCAAGCCACGTTTTTACTTTGTCCTTACGAAAAACAATGTAATTCAAATACATTTTCGGAATAATCGGATAATTATCCCGCTGTCCGATAAATACCGATACAGTCTTAGCTTCCATTTTCTCGATTTCTGGAATATTAAAGCTATACAAACCGCCAAAGCAGAAGGTGATTTTTCTGCCAGATTTGGAAATGTAAAAATCCCCTTGATTATGAACGAATAGCTCTGACAGTGCGCTGTTAAACTCTATCCGCTGCACTTCCTTACCGTTGACACATAATATCAGTAGTGCTGTATCCGTGACAGGATTCCATTTCGCTATCCTTGCAGATGCAAGATGCCTTCCGTTCTTGTCTGCAATGCAATACTCTATAATCCCGCACTGGTTTGTCGCTGTTGGACGAAACCACACTTTTCCTTGCATGGCGAAGTTGGCAGAACCGGAAATTCCAGTTTGATCTGGTGGTAAATCTATTGTTCTTGCCGCTCCATGCCACCCGGAACCTGCACCGGCACTTGCTAGGCTTACCCAAGTCTTATTATCATAGTTATACGTCCCAAACGTACCAGATTTTCCATAGCTTGGATCAAAAAATATTCCTGATCCGCTGCGCATAGCCTCATACTGTGATGCCTGCCGATAGTTAAGTAGATATTCAGATTTTTCCTTCTCTTCCATGTCCATCTCATTGAC